ATGCCATATTGGCTAACTCCTAATTATTCAGCACTCTTTGGTGCAGATGTCTTCTTAAAAGTGTCTCCGGCTTTAGCACCTGGTTCATTCTCGAAAGATTTTCCCATGTCCTTTGGCTTTTGAGCACTACCGCCCTTTTCTTCACCACCGCCAATTGCATGTGCTTTAGCATCGTTAGGTGCTTTAGCATTTTTTGCTACTGGACTAGTAGTGTTATCAGAGCCTTCGGAATTCGATGGAGCAGAAACTTTTTCTACGTATTCACGCATAGTTTCGCCAGCGGATTTTGCTTGTTTTGCTTCATCTACAACTTCTGCTTCTTCGTCTTTCGACTCAATAGCAGGTTCAAATGCTTCCTCTTCGGCTTCTTCTGATTCTTCTTCACCTTCTTCGCTTTCGTCCTCATCACCTTCTTCTTTGTCGCCCATCATGGCTTCAAATTCTGATTTAAGGTCGTCTAATGCGTCTTCAAGGTCTACAACACGGTCTTCGATGTCATCATGTGATTCTTCATGATCATCCATTTCACCGTCTTTGTCGAAATCCATTTCGTCGTCTGCTGGCTCGTCTGCGATATCTTTCATCATCATATCTGTTGCATCACCGCCAACTTCTTCAACTGACTCTTCTTCAAAGTTTTCTTCAACTTTGTCTTCTTTTTCTGAATCTTCAGTTGCTTCTTCAACTTCGTCTTCTTTTGACTCTTCAGTTGCTTCTTCAACTTCTTCATCTTTTTCCTCAGACTCAATTAGTCCTTGGTAGATTTCTTTGGACTTTTCAACCACGATATCGTGGAAAAGTTCCTCTGCTTTATCTTTGTCTTCGTTCACGAGAAGATCAAGCAGTTGTTCAAATTTGCTTGTATCTGACATTGTATTTTTCTCCTTTAATTAATTTGTTAGGCAAGGCTGTCAACTGTATTTACGAAAAAACCACTTTTACCAGAGCAAATAGGCCTATTTTCAGCATTTTTGACAAAATGCCTATTTTTTGAGGTCATTTTCGAACTCATCATATGTAATTGTTTTAAAATTATCATAATTATTTAACTGAGCAGGGCAAAAATCCCCACTATTAGTTACTCTTTTGAACTGTATTTTAGGATTAGATGTGATTGACTTTTCAGTTTGCCGTAGCCAATTACCATAATATGTTGCAGGTTCTGCTGATTTTTTGTAGTTTTTTGTATCTGCATATATGTTATTAAATCGTTTTCCACCATTTAATCCCATATAATCAAATCCTAAAATATAGATTTTTTTGTGATTGTCTTCGGTTGCTTTGAATAAAGCAGTAGGTCCACTGCTCCAACCAAGGCTAGGTTGAAAGTAATTTAGATTTGTATAATCTTTATAGCCGTTATTGTAATTAGTCCATACAACATGATTATGATGATAACCGTCTGCAACTATTTCATGCACCATTTTAGGATCAACAGCGATCAACACATCCGGTTCAAAGTGTCGATACACGGCATTACATGCATAGATTGTTCCTTTTCCACGCAGTTTTTCTAGATCTAAATGTTGTCTGGAGGTACCATTACCCATTACAAACGCTGTGTTCATATGGGTATTTAAAAAGTTTTATTAAAGTGCTTGCTCTTCTTGAGCAGGTTGACCATACATCATCTGAACAAACTCTAATTCTTTGGCTTGTTCAATTTCTCTTGCTTCAGATGTGCGTCTAATTTGATTTAACTGTTCAAGTGTTAGTCTTGTTTTTCTAGTATCGGTTGGTTTGATAACAGAGATATCTCTTTGAGCATTGTAACGCTTATCGTCCTCAAAGTCTCCACCGTTTTTATCAAAATAAAAAAATTCTTTTAACAACATAATCTTATTTACCTTAAACTGTCTCGCCGCCTGGCTCTGCTCCGCCTGTATCAGGTGTGCTTACATCTGCTTCTGGTTCAGGTGAATCTGCATCTGGCTCTGTACTACCTAGTGTGTCTAGGTCTGATTGTATACCGCTAGGTGTTACACCAGCACCACGCATTTCTGTGCCTGCACTTGTATTATTAATATTTTCATTTGTGTTTTCTTCACGCCACATTGCTTCGTTTTCTGCAACTTCTTCTTGTGAAAGACCTAAGAATCTCTTAAGTGCAAAGCGTTTACTCATGTAAGGTACTTCTTGTAGTGAAGCAAACGTGTTTACTCTTGCATTATCCATTTCACTTTGTCTGTATGAAGCAAAGTTTTGTGGTGGATTCATGCGTAAGTCAAATAAATTGTTGTCTATATTAACACCTTTAGCGTTCATATACATCTTAAACTCTTTATCAAAGATATATGCAACTAGGTTTTGCAATCTTACACAATATTTGTTAAATCTTAACTCTTGAATATAAGCAGTGCCTACCCTACCGTCGTTATACTGAGCGGCAGAATCGTCTGCACCGGTAGGTAAGTAAGAACTTGGAATACGTAAACCACGGAATAACTTATTAGTAAAGTACTTGAGGTCATCAATTTCACCTAAGTTAGTACCGCCAGGTAGTGTTTCTACCTTAGAACCACGTCCTTCTGCTGTTTGTGGAAAGAAATAGTCCTCATTAATTGATAGTGGATTAAAACTAGCGTCAATAACGTTAGTACCACCGCCTGTTGCTGAAGGAATTCTACGTTGATGAATCTCGTTTTTGATTCTTTCAACAAATCCCATAGCAAGGTGAGTAGGCATATTACCTACGTCGATGTAAAATACTCTTCTTTCCGGTGCACGTTGCACACGGTAGATAATAATTGCATCTTCAAGTAATTCTTTCTGCTTATAAACCTTGAAAACACTTTCTAATAAACTGTTACCAAACGGAAAATTTCTATCTAAGCCTTCTGATAGTGATAAATGTACCACATGTTCTGCTTCAATAGCGGCTTGATTTTGTGCTTTTTCAAATCTAGTACCTGCTTGTTGTGGTACTGTACCAACAAAACCTCTACCCATTGCACCTCCGGTAGTTGTATAGTCAACTTGACCTGTGCTGGCGTTTGGATTCTTTTGTGAAACTGTTAAATTTTGAAAATTTACATTAATGTCACTGATAACATACTGCTCAGGTGTTTTACCTTCGCTTTCATTTACAATAACTTTGTTTACTTTTGCAGGATCAATATGAAATAGTTTAAAGTTTTCTGGATCTCTAATAAAAAATGCATCACCATACTTGAATACATTACGCATCACTCTAAAAATACGTCTGTCAAATTGGTTTAAATCAACCCACTGTTGCAAATACTGTTTTAGAATCTTAGTTTCAGTGCCTGTGGCTTGTTGTTTGAAGAAAAGTTGGAATGGTGTTTTGTTTTCCATGTTTTCTTGTGTACAAAATTCTGCTAGAATATCAAGTGCGGCATTTACTTCACTGTCTGTATCCATTGTTTCATATTGACCATAACGTTCGATACGATTTGGGTGTCCTGAATAAACATCTGGAAGGAAACTAGAATAATTCGTCCTTGCGGGTCCTGCTTGTCCTACACCAGAGATTGGACTAGTTTGTCCTGAATTATCTACCGGTTTGTATTCTTGAAAGTATTTTTTCCAACTCATCCTATTTTCCTAACTGTATTGTTCAACAGTTGATATAACCTGTCTTGTTAAACTATTTTGTGTTTCCATTTTACCTGCTAACATATTTAACGCTTCTATTAATTTTACATTACCTTCACGGTTATTGTCAACCATTCTATTTGCCATTCTGCTAAGTCCTGTTTCAATTTGACTTAAATCTGAAGTATTTTGTGGTTGAGTGTTAGCAACACTTGCGGCTCCTGCTCCTACTGCGCCTGCTACTATAGAATTCATTTGATCTTTAGTTACTATTGATTCATAACCGTGCATTACTCCAAGTGTTCCGGTACCAAAATCATGGAATAATGTTCCAAACTTTCCAGGTGTTCCACCACTAAACTGCATATCTTCAAGTTGATTTAATATGGTATTCATAGAACGAATAGTTTGATTGTTGCTATCAATTTGATTCATTGCATCTGCGCCTAAAATATCTTCCATAGGTATGTTAATAGCACCCATTGGCGCAATATGCAGGTTTGCTCCTAAATTATTATT